ATAATCATTAACTGTTGAGAATATAATCTTACTGTAATCTGTACGCTCAAGCTCATATTGAGTTAGCTTACACCACCAATCATTAATCTCATACATCTTATCAAGATGTGTCTTTTCTATTCTAATAGTTACACCATCTGTATTAGCTGAGATTACATGTATACCTGCTAGTTCATACGCTTCAATAAGCATAAGCAAGCACAGCTCTCCAGTAAGAGTAGTGAACATAGTAAGCTGTCTATCGTAGATCCATGAAAGCATATCAGAAGACTTACCATATACAGAATTGACAGCAAGCTTAAGAGCCCCAACAATGCCTGCAATGCGTTTATCTTTTTTAGCTTGTGGTTTAAGCTCAAGACGCCTCTCAAACATGCGCTTATAACCAGTAAGAAACTTTTCACCAAGATGTTTAGGATACCTGCCATTATTGATAATGATAGCAGGATAATAACTAGACACATCCCAATCAATGATTTCAAACTGCTCATCAGCTTCAAATACTTCTGGTTTGTTCTCTGTGTGTAAACCTCCTTTAGCAAACGTATAAGTGTTGCCATAAAAATTTATGCTTTCTTTAAAATCATCATTAATTGCTAATACAAGCTTATCTATATATTTCTTAAAATTAATAAGCTGTTCAGTTTGAAACTTTACATAATCAGGTCTGCAGTGTTTTACAATGATTTTCTTTCTCCAGAATCCTGTGCGAGGTAAATTACCATATGATATTTTCTCCTCTTCACAATAATACTTTTTGATCATCTCATCACCAATCTTACTATCAGAATAATTAATACAGTTAATACCAAACTCTTTTTCTATGTCTAATCTTAACTGTAATTGATTATTACCTTTATATAGTGGATGTTCTGTATCACCTGTTGTAACCTTAAAGAACTGATAGGTTGCCATTACGTCATTAATACAATAGTTCATTGTGACTTCGATCTCTTCTTGAGTCATGTCACGCTTTGTATGATGTATAGGCATCTCCTCAATGTTCTCAAGGTCCATCTCAAACTCTAGTCTCTTCAGGCTAACCATACGATTCTTATTATCATAATGATTAACCTTAAACAAGTCTATCTGTTTGAACGATAAATCCTCTTCTCGATATTCTGGGAACTGTTCGTAATTAGCATCTTCAATAACATCTTGAGCCTTCTGTGCAATTTTAGCACATATTTCTAGACCTCCAAGTTCGTGCCATTCATCATGATTACGAATAACCCACTCTACCACTTGAGCATCAAAACGAAGATTATTATAACCCACCCAATAATAGTCTGGCTTATCATGCATTAGTTTTACAAATGCATCAAAGTTATTCTGCCACTGACTAATCAGGAAATCATAATGTTTATCTTCTTTTGGATCGTAGACATGTATCAGGAATAACTCCTGCATTGTCTCGATATCATAAATTAGAACGTTCATTTGTCTTCTATTATCTCTATTAAATCTTTCATAGATAATGCAAACAAGCATGAATGTTTCTCTCCATTCCAATAATCAAGATAACTCTCTCTTGGAATAGCCCACCACAATTCTTCATGATGATTGTAGTGGAATACATAGTTATATATTTCTGTCATTTCTTTGTTTTTGTTTATCAATTACCCATATAGCTACTCTCATTATTCTAACAACAATGTTATAAACAAAGTCTTCTAACCATATAATAGTTTTACTTCTTTGATATGCTTTCATTATTGCGTTACTAAAGATATCCACCCAGTTATAATATATTTAGTCTTAGTGTGACTAACTTGTCCACGATGTGTGTGAGTCCAATCAGCAGGAAAGAATAATAACTTACCTTGTTCTGCTGGTTCTGTATGTCTTTGAAACATAAACTCTGTACCACCATCATCAACATCATTTAAATAAATCATCCAAACAAACATTCTAATTGATTTATTTGTTGATTCATAATGCCACCCTTTAAAACCTTGACCTGGAAGATATCTTTGAATATTATATGCATCAATATTAACTGTAGTGTTTAAAAATATAGGAAACTTGTCCATATATCTATACATCTCATCAATCATCTTATCAACAATATCATCTAACTTATCTCCATACAGTCTTTTAACTGTACTATTATTTTCTTGAGCAACATTAAAATCTGAAGATTCTTTTACAGTAGTATCTATTCCTCCACCAATATATCCATCAAATGTATATTTATCATTTGCTTCGAATATTTCAATAATCTCCTCACATTCTTGTTTAGTGAGGAGATCTTTTCTATGGATGAAATCTACTAGTTCCATTGTTCTAATGCTGTCCTGGTCTTGTTAGTTTTAATCTCACGTAAGTTATACTTTTCAAGATATTGTCTTTTACTACGCATGTGCTCAACCTGTAATTCTTCATCTACAGATTTAAATACTTTGATAATTGCTCTAACCACCTCTGGTGATTCTATTTCTGGTGCTTTGTTATTCATAGTTCGATTAATTATAGCAGACACTATTACAGTGAATGCAAAGGTTAAAACATAAAATACTGGATGTAGTTTAGTCATCGTAATCATCATAATAATCCATTGGATCTATTGCTTCATACATATCATCTAATGTTACCCAATCAGGTACCTCCATATTATTGATATATTCACCACAATAGGTTATTAATTTAGCATCTTCAATAACTATATCATCATCGCCTGGTTCTTCTAATGTAGCAGGTGATGAATGATGAGCCCATTTAATTTCTACACTACAGAATATATCATCTTGTGTTGGATGATAAAAGTCTGCGTGTGTTCTACCTCTTGTTGTGCTCATAGTATTATAATTGCTTTATCGTTTAACATTACAGGTTTACCTGATTTATCTGCTTGAACATTGACTATTTTACCAACATTTTCTGCAATAAGAGCAGGAGGTGCATTAACTATCTTGCCTCCTTTTTGAACTATCCATACCATACGACTAGATGCTACAATAACGTTATCTGCATCATCTACTAGAACTGGATTACTATCGTCTAGTACTGTCAATTTTAATTTGATTGTTTTCATAGTTTTTAAATCTAAGGTGAGTTCTATCTAATTCTGGATAATTATGATAAGAGGTATCAGCAGGAATAAATTCAGAAGAATTTAATACTTTAGCTATCCCATATATCATTGCAAATGCTCTAATAGTAAAATACAATATTATAATTGTAAGTATTCCTGCTGTTACCCTATCTCTTATCATGTTATTAATCTTTTGTTATTAACCTACCATGGCTAGTGTATCTACTACCTGGCTCCATATTATCTATATAGATGTGTTCTTGTGTAGCTATTCCAAATCTTTCTGTTTTATTTTTCATAAACCTACTTTTATCTGGAACTCCCTCATTCTGTGAGTTATAAGTAACAAAAACCATCCATACAAATGCTAATAATGATGCTAATATAACAATAAATGTTAAGAAAAACGATAATAATTTCGTTTCTGCTCTATCTTCATTTTCCATAATTATTTAATCATTAATTCAGTTAATGTACTTCTTGATCCCAAAACCTTTGGAACAGTATTGAATGCTAAACACCACCTATCTTTAGTTGTAGCCATATCTGGTACAGAGTGTGGTAGATAGCTAGGAAATAATAATATTTCATGATTAGCAACAGGAATAGTAATCTTAGTTTGAACATATGGATTACCTTCTAATAAATTAGGATTAACCTCTGGTTCTAATCTATAAACTGTTGACCTATCTACATCAGGCTTATAAAACTTTATCAGTGTACTATTATCTGGTACATCCATGTAATACACACCTGAGACAACAGAATTATGGTGATAGTGATAATGTGTACCACCACCATTTATATTCTTATTAACCCAACTCTGTGTTATCTTGATATCTCCATCAATAGCTAAACCATGTATATAGAAGTCTTCAACCTCTTTTTCAATATAAGCTTTAAGTTTCTCCATACCTGGTAGGTCTAAACAATATGACTCTATTGATTTAAAATGATTCAAATCAGGTTTATCATCCTTACCATACACATTCTCAAGCTCAAGCTGTTTCAATTTCCATATTTCATCTTGAAAATACTCCTGCACTCTTACTCTGAGTACAGGAGTTGGAAATAAACTTATTATTTCTAAGTTTTCCATTAATCTAATAGTTTGGAAATAATACTACGTTCAACTTGATCTTCAACATTCTTACGAGCTCTCTCGTATGCTACAGTAATCTCTACATTTGTAAAGAGGTAAGGATTATACTCACCATTACTATTTAAAATTACAGCTTGATAAGTATTATTAGCTGCTTTCTTCTTGTCCTGGTTCTTAACCTTGACAAGTTTACCTACTCTAGTTTTAATCATTTTTATTTGGTTTATTTTATTTTAATGTTTCAAATAGTTCTTTTAATTTACCTTCTTCTTGAGTTGCAAGCACAAAATGTTTTTTATTATCATTTAGATTTTTTATAAACTTTTTGTGATCATAATTAACAGAATTCTTACAGAAGCTTACATATTCTGAACATAGATAGATATTCTCATGTCTAGTTTGACGTTTCAAAACAGCTAATACATCTGTTAGTTGATCAATAACTTGAACAACACGTTCTTCTTCTACAATTCTAAACTCACCATTCTTTATTTTTTTAGTAATAGGTGAATTACCAACACGATTAGGAGGTATTTGATTTGCTAATATTGTAGCCAATACACTAAACTCTAAATCATAAATATTAAAATAGTTATTAAGCTTTACGTAATCATTTTCTAATGATGCCCATGCAGTAACATAGTCTTGTAGTGTCCAAGTTTTAGATGATGCATTTAATAATGCAATCTGCTCAACTAAATCTTTTTTATTTTTAACATCAATAAATACATATGGTATATCCATACCAAGACGCAATAATGCATTAAATAAATGCTGACCATCTACAATATACCAACCTGGTTTACCATCAATAAATGATATATTAGCTATAACTATAGGTCTTATTACACCCATCATCGTTAGCGCCTGTGCTAATTTTGTAACATGATAAGGAATAATAGGTCTATTAATACCTGCTAAATACTTAACTGATTTCTTACTTTTGTCTGTTATCCAATTCTTGAAGTTTTCTTTTGTCAATCCTGGATGTTCTAATTTCAATGTTTTTTTCATCATTTCTAGTTTTAAATTGTGTTTCTTGTTTTTATTTTAATTTTCTTGATCGTCTTCATATTCATCATATTCTTCATCAATATAAAAGACTATGTCACCATTCTTTTCTAACACTGTTTCTCCATCATCATATGTAAGTATATTCACATAACCTCTTGCAGAACAGAAATTCATTTCTTCTACAGATAGTTTTATTTGTTCTGGATATGCTACTACTGATGGTGTTATATCAGGATTAGTACTTGTTCTCATGATGAGATGAGGCTGGACAGGTAGTCCATGCTTCTCAATATATTTACCTTGATCTTTTGGAATATGATCAAGCTCATATATATGTACATATGGATTCTCTTGAACGAGACCTTCCATTGTTACAAAATACATACCCTTCTCTAATTGATCAGGGTAGTATTGTGGAAATATTAGTTGTGCGCTACTATATTTCATTTAGTTCTTT